TATCAGGTTGGTATATCTAGTGTGCAGTCTAAGATTACTTGTCCGAGTTTCTCATCATTGTCGTATGTGTTGTAAAGCCATTGCACATCGGCTTTGCTGATCTGTATGCCGTAAGTTGCACCGCCAAACAATCCAGAATAGCCGTGGAGCGATTGTAGTATCTGATTGCTGATTGTGAAACCGTCTTCAATAACTTGCGTAAAAATGCTGATTTGAAATACTGGCGTATCAATTCCTTTAACGGATTGGTAAATGCCGGTGTAGACCGGCTGGTGAATGTTTCGCAACATCCAAGTTACAAATTTTGGTTCGGTAGCAAAGTTGCGGTTAAAAGTAGCATACACCGGGACGGGCGTGACAATGGTTGTCAATGCCGCTTGGATGGCCCTGGCATACGTGACAGGGTTTTGCTGGGCTGTCATGTTGCAGTTACCGGGTCATTGCGGTAAGCCATTATCAACACGCTCATGCGGTCGTCTGATTCCTGCACATCGTTGATGCGCCAATCTTGCGTTCTGTACGTGATGCTAAACAGATGCTGCGAGTTAGCAATTGTCCGCATATTTGGTGTGTAGTTCAAACGAAACCGCACTAGGTTATCGTACAGCCGATATTTTTCCGAGATTTTCAAATTGTTGCCTACCGCCGACACTGTGGCTCGGGTGTCAAACCATTTTGTCGTGGTTGTGATTTGCTCACCAAAAGCCGTTAGGCTGAAGGTTAGATTATTGATTGCAATGTTTTCAAACCGTGCAATCGCCATTACATAACCAATTCTTTGTACGGGCGCAGCAACGTGTCTACGCCAAACGGGATATTTTTTAGCGATGCCTCAGTGCTGTTGCTGCGCTGGTTGTAAAGGTGCGTAAGCAGCAGCAGGCCAGCTTGTTTGATGGCAGGATACGTTTGTAGAGGGTTAGGTGCGGTGGTGTACTGAACGACAATTGGGTTTGCCATATCGCTGGTAATTGTGGGCAGGCTAGTCAAGATAACCCGGTTGCCGCTGGCATCGTAATAGTAGGTTGATGCCGTCAATAGCGTAAGAGTAGGCGGTGCGCTGTTGTTGTAGTAGCCAACCGAGTTGATTGTTAGCCCTGCTTGTGTAGGATATTGATTTTGGCTGACTGCTGGCAAATCTAGCGCCATCGGTGCTGTGATAGTCCCTTGTGCGCCGTACCACACCCGATACGTTAAGGAAAATATTGACATTCCCAAATAGTCTTCAATGGCAAACCTAGTCGCCAGTTCTAGGCTGCTTAGATAGGTGTCTTGGCTTTCGTCATCATACAAATTTAGCTGCTGGGTAATTTCATCCAGCGTTAACCAGGGCGTTACCACATCCCGATTTAACTGCTCAACTTTTGAGTAATTAAACGGGTTGCGGGTTGCCCCACCTTGTGCGCCAAGGATTTCGCTGGACATTGTTAGACTCCAACCAAGCGAACACCAGCAAACGGATCACGCACGGTAGACACCATTCGGCGCTCGGCGTACAGTGTAATAAAGCCTGGTGCGCTTTGCTCCATTGCTTGCACAGTCATTTCTTCTACGTCCGCAATCGTAACAAACCTAGGCCAGTTAGCAAGGTACATTGTAAATTTGCCAGCCGCAACGGTTTCCATGTTCGGGTTTGCGATTACAGGCCAGCCAAAAATATTGTTTACTGCGCCGCCATCATCATCACCAGTTTCTGCCAACAATCGGCTGGCGTTGCCGCTGCTTGCTGCTTTAAGTTGCCGCAAATCGTGAATTGTGTCTGGGTGCATCATCCAAGCGCAGCCAGGCAAATTCCAATATTGTGCTGGGAAACTTTTTGCCATATTGACCAAATCATCGTACACAAATGCAGCGCCGTTTTGCGATACAGTCAATATTGTGTGGATGCCGTCTGTAATTGCTGTGCCAGATGAACCGTAAGCTGCCGAACCGCTTGCATAATAATTTAGCCCACGTAGGCCATTGGTGCTGCCTGTGCTTGTTGTGCTAGAGCCGGTTTGATCGTTGTTCAAGATCATGCTTGCACCTTCCAACTGTGCAAATTCCAGCATCATGTCTTCAACAATTGTTTCGTTAAGATAATTAATGTCGCTCATTACCGCTGTTCGCACGGGCAGGCTGGCGCTGACGACACGGGTTGGCAATTGCCAAATGCTGGTAGCAATGTTCGGTGAACCAGTGTTTGGAGTTGCAGCGTAAAGCCAGGGGTTTGTGCTGTTGGCAGCGTTACCTGTTTTTGCGACAAACTGCACGCTAGAGCCAGCCGCAGGAATTACCCTAGACAATTCCCGGATTGGATTTGCAAATCGCAGTGCAGCAAAAGCGTTATCAAAGAATGTGCGCCCACCGATTCCATCTCCAGAACCAGTGAGGGCTGATGCTTCGGACAAATCAATTTTGACTGCATGGCCTTCGTGCAGCGTTTGCTTGATGCCCGACAAAATGCGTGCTGTAGTCATTTGATTTTCCCGAATGTTAAAAAAAGGCAGGGGAAGTCCAACCCCCCCCCTGCTAATGGCAACTTAGGTCGATGTGCCGGTCGAGCGATAACGAATAATGGCGTTTGGATCACGGATGCTGGTTGCCAGCCGTTTTTCACCATAAAAAGTAATCGAGCCTGGGGTCGTCTGGTCGTAGCGGCGCATGACCATATCCATGCGGTCAATGATGCTGTGACCAAGCTGCCAATCACCAAAATACATTGGGTAGAACGATGTGGTGCCTGCGCTGCCAGCCGTTGCTTGCGTTGGGTTGTCAAGATACTTGTTAATCACAACGTCAAAGCCAAGCAGTTGACCAATGATGCCGTTTGCATTGAGCGATTCCATGCTGTTAAAGATTGGACGCCCGTTAGTATCTTGCAGGCCACGAATAGCTTGCAGCAACACCGGGTTAATCATAAAACAGGCAGAGGTCGTGTAATACTGTTGCGGCAGGGCATACACCAAATTGATAACGTCCTTGTAGCTAATGTTATTTGCTGCAACCGTGTTGGCGTTGGTTGTAATCTGATCGTAGGTAGCAAGACTATGCAAGCCGGTAGCACTGCCCGTACCGCTGGTGCCGTAAGCCGCTGCGCTTGTGGTGCCGCCTGTATAGGTAGCATTTTGCCCTGGATACTGATCTAGACCACGCAAACCAGATGTGCCGCCGTAGGTATTAGGCGAGTTGGTTTGATCGCTGTTTTGAATCATTGACAGTGCTTCGGCTTGGGCAAACTCCATCAACATATCGTCAACAATGGTGCCTTCCAGCCCGTCAATGTCGTCCAATGCAGCCGTACGAACAGGGAATTGGACGTTCAAGTCTTGCAGCACCAATTGCCAGATGTTCATATCTTGCGTAGTTGCGCCACCGTTATTTTGGACGGTATACCCCCAAGTTGCGCCAGCGTTGCCGGTTTTGCTGCGAAACTGATAGCTTGAGCCATCAGTAACAACAGTGCGGCTTAGTCCACGCATCGGGTTTGCCAAGCGCATTGCAGCAAACACAGGGTCGTAACCCGTGCGTCCACCGATACCATTACCACTGCCGGTAAGCGCAGAGGCTTCATTCATATAGGCTAGATATTGATTCTCATCGGCAAAAATCTTGAGTGCTTTTTCTACACGATTGTTTGCGGAATAAAATGATTTCAGTTGCTCACGAACAGAGCGATTCACATCGGTACGGATTGTTTTAGCAATTGGACGGATGACGGCAGGCATTTGCAGCGTGCTAATTTTTGCCTCAAGCGCCGAGATTTTCTCGGTCATCTCATTTTTGGCAATTTCAATTGCAACAGTAGCTGCGCTGGTAACTTCGGCAATCTTAGCGGCGTTGGCGGCTTCGATAGCGTCGAGTTTTTCAATAATAACTTGGGACATGATTATTTCCTTAGACGGTTAGACAAAGTTTGCAGTAATTCCCGCTGCTCAAGGGCTGCGAGTATGGTTGCCTCCGCATCAGAATCGCTCTGAATCGGCGCAGTTTCATTTGGGAGTTGGACAACATCACGCTGTTCCAGCACCTTTTTGAAAGTCGATGCAGCGGCAACCGCATCACTCTTGGACAGTCCAGCATCACGCAGGCTTTGTTCCAAAATCTTTAAATTAGCAGACCCATCGGGCCTAAAGTATTCCAGCTTGCTGACGCAGGCTTCGGGATTGTTAGGGTACATCACGACAGACACTTCCCGCAAGCCGCCCTTTGTAATTTGGAAATATGCCTCGTCAGATTGATCTGGTTCGCCTTCGGCGTTAACCATTTGGTACGTTTCTGCATATGCGCCAACAGAAACCCCGCCAAACATGGCTGGCGATTCTTTCATGACGGTGTAAAGGTCGCTGCCCTGAGTGGTGTTCATAAACAGCCTGCCGTTAGCAGTCATGCCGGTGTCGTCAAACTCAAAGTGCATCCATTCGCCAACCGGGATTGCGTCTGCGCCGTGATTAACAAACATTGGCAGCGGCCTGCCCATTGCTTCAAATTGTTTGGCCCAATCTGCAAAGCCTTCAGCTTGATAGTTAAACCTGCGCCCGTCTGCGCCTTCTCGCGGCCCCCAGCTTGTAACCCGTGCCTCAATTGTGCCGGGTTGCTGATTTAGATTTAGTTTTGCTTCGCAGACGATTAACAGATTGTTCATGGATTACCTCGTTAGTTTTGGTCTTGTCCATGTCGTGTATTGTTTGCGGCTTTTTTTGCTTGAATTTAGCAAGCAAC